CGTCACGTCGGCGCCCTCGTCGAGGATCAGCGTCCGGCCGGAGTTCCCCGGCCCGCCGTACAGCGCCTCGAACCGCTTCTTCAGCCGGTCCACCACCGGCTGCGACAGCTTCTGGGAGTACTTCACCACCAGGCCCGGCATCGCGCCCTGGCTGATATGCGACGACTTGTACGCGGTCAGGCCGTTATCCGCGCCGACCTCCCGCAGCACCGGCGTCAGCCAGCTCATGCCCCGGAACCACGCCTGCGGATCGGGAAACGGCGAGTAGTGACTTATCTCATCCGGGCTGTACACCTGCGGTTCCCGGTCCGTGATCCCCAGCGGCGTCAGGTCCTCCGCATAGCCGACCGGGACCTTGTAGATCCGGCCCGCGTCGTCTTCCCGCTGCTCGCTGATGATGGTCACGCAGTCGGGCCGCATCTGCACCAGCAGCGGGTCCGACCCGTCCGCCGGGTTGACCTTGCGGATATAGGAGTTCCCCGCCGTGGACACGTCCTGCTCGAGGCGGGCGAGGAGCTCACCGGCGGTCGCGTTCGGCCACGGGTACTCTAGCAAGCTCAGTGACGGCAACCCGAACAAGTGTTTGTCGACGGTGGACTGGAACTGAAAGCGCGCTTCGCTGAAGATCGCCGCCCTGGCAGCGATGCAGGCGTACACGACGCCGTTGCCCGCGAGGGCCTCCCGCGCGCTGCGGACGGTCCCGGGCGGGGCGCCTTCCTTGTGCCGGCCGGACGGGTCCGACGCCGTGACCAGATATGCGCCGGAGCCGGAGTACTCGGTCATGTTGTTGTAGCTGGCGCGGCCCAGCATCCGGTCCAGGAGCCGCGTCACGTCAGCCGCCGGTATTCCTCGGCCACGTCAGCGATCGTCCGCTCACCGCGGCGCGGCAGCGGCTGCCCATCGTCCCGGTTCAGCCCGGCCCACACCGCCCCCGCCGATTCGGCGAGCAGGACCAGGCCCAGGCACCACCGGCCGATCAGCGCCCCGCCGCCCAGCGCCCCGCACAGCCCCGCCAGGACCAGCGCGGCGGAGACCAGGACGTGACGGGACCGGGCCAGCCGCGCCCGGACGTCCCGGCCGTGGCCGCGCCACGCGGCCAGCTGCGCCCGGACCTGCACTGCCATCGCGCTCAGATCAGCCATGCGCCCGGGTCACCTCCGCCCTCAGCCGTCTTGATCCTCAGCCCCCACGCCGCCAGGGTCACCGCCACCAGCGGGCTGATGTCCGCCGAGCTCTTCCGCCGGCCCCACGCCTTCCCGCCGTCACCAACGTCCCGGTCAACTGCCCCGGCCAGGGCCGCGTCCAGGTCGGCCTGGGCCCGGTGCCGCAGCGTCTTGGTGTCCGTGGCGTCCTGGATGAAGTCCTGGTACGCCTCGGCCACGCCCTTCGCCCGCGGCTTCATCACCTCGATCCGCGCCGCCTCCAGGTCCTTGATGACCGCGCCCTCGTGACTGGCGTCATCCACGACGACCGCCAGCGGGTCATGCCTAGCCGCCCTGTCGATTAGCCACGGCGCCACCCACGCCGTGCCCTCCCGGTAGTCCGCCACCTCGACGTGCAGCAGGCCGTCCGCCCGCCACCCGGCCAGCCCGGCCGCGGCATGCTGCTGGTCGTGGGAGAACGCCGCCGCCAGCACGACCCGCGGCACCGGGTTGGACTCCGGATCCGCCAGGCCCGCCCACGCGGCCTGGCCGATCACCAGCCAGTCATCAGGCACGTCCTTCGGCACCCACTGATTCAGGTACGCCCGGCGGAACTCGTTCACCGTCCCCTGGTCCACCGCCTTCAGGTACTCCGCCCGGATCGCGTCCACGCTGATCGTGCGGCCCAGCGCGGGCATGCACCGCCACCACACCGCCTCGTCACCCGGGTCCGCGTCCGCCGGGGCCGACCACTCGAAATACGCCAGCCCGGCCCGCCGGTCCTGCTCCACGGCAGCCCGGCCGGCCTTCGCCTTCGCCTCCAGGTACGGCGACGCGCCCAGCCACCCCGCCGTCGAGATCCAGGCCAGCAGCTTGTTCACCCGGGTGATCATCGCCGGGCCGAACGCCTGCTCCAGCCGGAAATCCTGATGCGCGAACGCCTCGTCCAGGTACGCCTCGTCGATCGTCCCGCCGTGCCCGGCCTTCTCCGTCGCCGCCTCCAGCCCCCACCGCGACCCGTTAGCGAACCGCAGGTGCTCGTTGCCGTTCGCCCACGACGGGTGGAACCGGCCCCGGAAAGACCGCGACGCCTCCAGGTCCGGGACGAAATCCTGCTCCCACTTCTCCCGGGCCTTCTGCCGCGTCTGCGCCGTGTACACCAGCCGCTGCCGAGGCCCGAAAAACCCCGTCGCGCTGGACCTGTGCACGGCCTTGGCCAGCACCAGCGTCGACTTGCCGGACTGCCGCGGCACCGTCAGCCCCAGCTCGGTGTACGCCAGCCGCCCGGTCCGCGGGTCGACCTCGAGCGCCACGTCGGCGACCAGCTGCTGCCACGGCATCAGCGGCTTCCCGAGCTTCGCCGCGACCTTCCCGACGGCCGGGCCGAGCGTGGCCCGGTCAGGACTCCGGTTCGTCCCGGACCGCGGCGGACAGCTCAGCATCAAGGTCGTCGTTGTCATCCACCGCCAGCCGGGACAGTTCCAGGAGGTTCGCGCGCAGCTCGCGGTTCACCGCGGCCGTGGCCAGGCCGGCGCCGTCGTCCAGCGTCCGGGCCAGGTTCAGCGACATCGCGGCGAGCGCCTCGCCCATCGGATGCTCGGTCACCAGCGCGCCGATGTCGCGCTTGACTTGCCGTTCAACCGGCCCGGTCCGGCGGCGAGCAGGCACAGGCGGTCACCCTCCGGGTCCCCCAGCTCACGCCGGAGAGTTTAAAAACGGCGCTGCGCGGCGTCGTACATAACCGCAGGTCAGAGCACTATCTGCATCGTCGCAGGTCAGCGGCCTGCCAATTGCGGATGGCCGCCGGATGGTCGATCAGGACCGGTCATGCCTATCGCTGAGGACGACTGGCCGTCTTATGCGAGTGCGGCAATGCCAAGCGGAAGCTGTTCGCCTGGCCTGCCATTGCCGCGCGCCATGTTGCAGCGAAGATGCGCAGCCTTCTTGTTAAACGCAGTGTCGTCTCCGCCGAGCGATAGCGGCAGCAGGTGGTCAATGCTGGCCGATCGCGGGTGCGGGTACTTGAAGGTCTTGCCTATGCGCCGCTTGCAGATCCAGCACATCCACTTGTCACGCTCCAGGATCTGCTGATCGGTGATGCGGTCCCATGTGGCCTGATGACGCATGCGCCTGCGTCGTCGTGCTGCGACCCGGCCAGCGCCGTTGGATTTCGGCCGGTCTTTCCAGTAGGCACGGTTGTTCGCCTTGCTTGCGCAGGACAGTGAGCAGTACTGCTGTGGCGGCCGGTCCTGCACTTTGGGCTTGGGCTGGAAGGTCTTGCCGCATTCGGCGCAAGGCCGTGGCAGGTACTTCGGCGTCCATCCCTCGCGGCCGTATGGCCCTGGCTGCTGCTGCCTGCATTCATGGCAGGTGATCTCTGGCCGTGATGAGTGGCTACGGTAAACGGGCTTACCGCAGGTAGAGCAGGCAGCATTAGGGTTTCTCGGCATCACCAGCGAGTGTATGTGGCAGGTCTGACAATCCGCCTGCCACGCCGCAGCTGGTTGCCCAGCCGCGTGCCCGCCTTGATGTTGCAGGTTGCGCAGGTAAGCCGCTTGGGCCCGTCATGTCCGCCGAGTGCGCGCGGGATGATGTGGTCATAGTGCAGCGGCTTGCCGTCATGGTTGCGCGCAGCCTCCCGGTGCATGGGCCGCCCGCATCCTGGGCATGGCGTGCCGTCGGGCATGGCGCTGATTGCCGCTGCGCGGTTCTTGCGGTAAGCCCAGCCGAGCCCGACCGTCTGGCTGTTGCCCTGCCTGGCCATGACTAGATCGCCGGGGTCATGTCGTCGGCGAGGAGCTCGAGGACCCGGTGCGGCACGGAGAACGCCCACCCTGCCGAGGTGGTGAACGTCTCGCCTGCGCCTGCGGACAGCGGCCCGGCCTCGAGCGAGCCGCGCTGGGTTTCCCACAGGTGGCGCAGCTGTTCCTTGGCGGCGTGCTGGTACCGCTCCGCCACGATCACCCGGCCTACCACGTGCACGACGTCCCACGGGCCGTAGTAGAACGGGACGGCGCCGAGCTGGGTGGTGACGATGCCCGCGTCGCCGTCGAGGACGAGGCTGGCGCCGGTCCAGGACGGCCCGCCGGTCCACACCGAGGTGACCGAGGTGACCGAGATGACGGGCGCCTGGGTCAGCACGATCTGGCCGCCGCCTGACGCGGCGACCCGCTGGGTGACGGTGCGGCGGACGCACGGCCCGACCTTGGATTCGACGACCTCGGTGACGGCGGCGAGGAAGTTGCGGAGCTCGTCGTCGTCGCCGGTCCACGCGCTGATATTGCCGCCGGACAGGTGCGTCTTGCCCTCGGCCAGGGACAGGATGGACGCGAACGCGCGGACGTTGAAGTAGTCGGTGGCGGCGGTGCCCGGCGAGGTGGTCTGCCAGGCGGTTTTGTGGAGGCCGGCCTGGACGGTGGCGTAGTCGTAGGCGACGGTCCAGTCGGGTCCGGATGCGGCTCCGGTGCCGGGGCTGGGGGTGACCGTGGAGCCGTCTGGCAGGGTGATGGTCAGGGTGACCGTGCCCGGCGGGCTGGCCTGGTTCCTGAGGGTGAGGGTGGCGTGATAGACCTGCCCGGTGTCGATCATGGGCGGCCTCCCGGTGTCGCCGTGGCGGTGGTGCCTCCGCTGGGTGTGGCCTGGACGGTGGCGCCGCCTGCGGTGGCGGCGGTCCGGGCGGCTCCGCCGGGGGCCGCGGCCGCGGCCGCCTGCCCGGCTGGGACGGCGGCCGTGAGGACGGCGCCGCCGGGGGTGGCGGTGCCGAATACGGCCGGTATGACGGTGCTGGCCGCCGCCGCTGGGGCCGCACCCGCGGCGACGGCGGCCAACGGGAGCACGGCGAGGCGGATGGCCGGCTGTGCTGCCGTCCCGGTGGCCGCCGCGGCGGGTGCGCCGATCCCGCGGTAGACGGCCGGGGCGGTCCCCGTGGCGGCTGCCAGGCCGGCCGTGACAGCGGCCGCGAGGACGGGTGCCGGGACGGTCCCGGTGGCCGTAGCGGCTGGTGCGGTGACGGCCAGCCCGGTGATGACCGACGGCTGCGGCGCGGTCCCGGCGGCTGCGGGAATGCCCGCGTTGACGGCGGCCGGCGCGGCTGGCTGCGGCGCGGTGCCCGTGACTGCTGCCAGGCCGGCCAGGGCGCTGACGCTGACCGAGGGCTGCGGCGCGGTGCCCGTGGCCGCGGGCATGCCCGCGATAGCCGTGGCCGAGACGGCGGGCGGCGGCGCGGTCCCCGCAGCGGCCGGTATTCCCGGTTTAGCCGCGATGGCGGGAACGGCGGCCGGGGCGGTGCCCGTGGCGGCGGGCATGCCCGCCGGGATGCCGGCCGAGATGACCGGGGCGGGTGGCGTGCCAGTGGTCGCAGGGATGCCGGGCAGGACGCTGATCGCGGCCACCGGGCCGGGCGCGGTCC